CTAAACCAATTAGGACACCACGAGCACAGTTCTTAGAACCAAGAAAGCCTAAGAAGTATGATTATGGTCCTAAACCAGTTAAAGGTGCAGCTGCTAGCTCTGCAGGTTCCTGGTTTGGTGCTGCTGGAAATCTAGCTAGTGGTATTGCTGGAGCAGCTATTAGTGGAAGTAAGCCTAGCGTAGGCTCCTTCGATATTAATAGCATATCTGCAAATCCTTACGGATACAAATAACAACTAAATGGATCAAGTAAACTACAAAGGGTACGCCCGTAGTATTGGTTTCGATCCCATTAAGGCCCCGTATGCCGCTCTTGATCGTATTCAGGAGCGGGACAGCCGTACCATACGTGGTATGGAAGAAAATCGGAGAGCTATTAAAGAGGTTCGTGATCAATACGGTTCAGCTCTAGAGCGTAAGTTTTCATTAGAAGCACGCGATAGGGATCAAAACTACGCATGGGAACAGAAGCTCAGGGACTTTCGTCAGAGCAGTCTGGATCGTAATGCACAGACTATGATTCAAAGCGCCAAGACAGAAGGCGAGAATATCTCATCAGCTTTCCAAAGCTTAGCCAAGTTTAGCAATACCCTATCTGAAGGGTTAATGCAGTACAAGAAGGCTAAGGATGAAAGTGATATGTTGAATGGCTACATGGAGGTAGCTTCAGGACAAGTCTCTGTTCAACGTAAAGCAGCACAAGCCAATGGTGAAGCTCTCCTCCAGGCTAGTGGTGAAGCACAAGATAAGCTGGCGGAAGGTCTTCAACAACGTGGTGCTGATCCAGAGGTAATCACCAACCTGTTGTCTGGTAATCGTGCAAGAGACTACGGTCGTCTCAAAGCTTACTGGGAGATGACTGCTAGTGAGTTTCCTGGTTGGGCACAAACTAAGCTCGATGAGATGGGGGCTACTACAGCTCCTCAACGTATGGCAGCAATGCCTGATCTCTTTGGTCAGTTCCTTAAGGAGAATGGTGTCTTTGGTCTGAAGGCTGACTTCATGGCTGATGGCTTAATGAAGATGCGTGGTACCTATAACTCTCTGATTGAGGATGCACGCCGTACAGATATTGTCACCAAGTCGCAAGACATGCGTGACAGTGGTATGGAGAATGTCTTTAGGTCTAAGACAGGCGAATCGTTCAGCCTTGCCTTTAAGGACATTGCCCGTTCCTATCAAGAAGATGGCCGTACACCTGTTGGATTTGCCAAGGCTAGGGACATCCTGTATAAGGAATTGGCTGATACGACACGATACTCTGATGTTGATGTAGAACGAATCCTTGGTGAAGCAATGACTGATAATGGTCAGAGTTTTAAGGATCGTTTTGGTCGTCAATACGATGATCTGATCAACGCACGTCGTCAAGATAATCAAGCTGAGTTCAACCTCAATCAAGCTGAGGAACGGCAACAGCAAGCACAAGCTGAGAAGCAACTCCTCCAATGGGTAGGAGAGAACTGGAATGGTTCTGCTCAGACCCTACAGGAGATCATCAAGGAAGCTGAAACTAAGGGTATCCCTACTGATCGTCTTAAAGCATATCTCGCTAACAGCAACGAACAACGTAATACTGACTTCTGGAATCAAGAGTTCACTAAGCTCTATGAGCAGGGTCTCCTTACCACAGAAGATACAGATCAGCCGGGTATCCCAGTAACTGTACGTGAGAATTGGCGACCCCGAGCTGTAGATCAACAGAAGCAACGTGCTGATTCTGGTGTTAATCAGGATACACTTAAGCAGGCATTTAGAAATGCACTAACTCAGAACCTAATTGGTGATAGCACTACTAGAACTGCACACTTCAGTGCTGGTTTAGCAGCTGATTACGCGTTACGTTTATTCAATCAGAAGTTTGCTCAGTACTCCAAAACCATGGAGCCTGCAAAAGCTGCTCAGCAAGCTCAGAATGACGTTCTAACAGAGATCCAGGGTAAGAAGGGAGCCTTCACTGTTGTTGGCTCTGCAGAGGCTGCTAGCGGCCAAACACAAGCCTTCTACGCTGCATTCACTCCTGGTAAGCACCCTGGTGCTCCACGCAGGATGGATATGATCAGTGCCTCTGGTGCTCTTAGGCAGGTACGTGCTAACCCCAATGTTCTTAATGAGAAGCCACTTGTTAGTCCTACACTGCTGAGGGACATTGATAACCGTATCAAAGCTGGTAAGCCGATCTCCATTCCTGTCTTCTACAGTGAACTAGCTCGTGCTACTGGTGGCAACCTTAGTGCTGTTGACATCCTTAACCGTCAACTCAAAGCTGCTGGTCTTGAGAGTCAGGTACAACCTGGGTTCAGGGAGCAGCTAAGTCAGATCAACGATCCAAGGCTTCAGTCGATCCTCAACCAACCACTCACTCAGGACCGTCTAAACACTGTCATCAATGGTAGTGGTAGTGCTCCTGCAACGATCCGCAGTGGTACCTCTGGCTTCACTGATGTTGTCTCACTAGGTCGTGCTGCAGGATTTAAGTTCCCCGAGGCAATGGCTGCTATGTGGGCACTTGAGAGTGGATATGGTAAGTATCAGTCAGGTCGTAATAACGTCTTTAACATCAAGGATCGAGCTACTGGTGGTTGGAAGAACTACCCGTCTCCTTTAGAATCTGCTAAAGACTTCATGTACTTGATGACGGATCCTAAATACTCTAACTTCCTTGCTTCTGCTCGTACTCCTAGGCAATTCATTGAAGGAATTGCCATGACCTATTCAGGTCAAGAGCCTGACTATGCAGACAAGATCATCCGTGTGATGAAGAGTAACGGCATCAACCCTGACCAGCCGTATAACAACAACCCTAATCCTGCACGGAATAACGCTTTTATGCGTCCTACTCTTGCTTATCTGACTAGCGGCATTGGTCCCACTTCAACAGGCCCACACCTCGATGTTAAACAGCAAGACAACCCTAACACTCCACAGAATGAGTTTGCTAAGAACTTCGCTGTTAATGTGTTGGATCGTTATGTTGTTGTTGATGACCCACAATTTGGTCGTGTTCCTTTGAGTCGAATACCTGTTACCAACACCTTTGCTGATCATGTAGCAAGGGGTTCCCATGGTATTGACTATGGCACAGCTGATGGCACCAAGCTCTATCTACAGAATGGAGCACGTATTGTCTCTAAGCAACGCACAGAGCATGGAGATAAACTTGTTATTCAATTGCCTGATGGTAGGCGTTTCAGTTTCTTGCATGGTAGATCCGTATGACATTTACACCTTATATTGATGAAGAGGAGCTGAAGCGACTAGAGGATGAGAATGCTGCACAGGAGCAAGTCCTTGAGAAGGCAGCTCCTACCTATGATCCCAAGAAGAACGCAGCACAGACACTCTATCAGGAAGCTACCCCTCAGCAGAATAAGGCTGCTGGTAATGTCCAACCCATCCAGGGAGCTACTGCTCAGGCACAGTCACAGTTCAAGATGCCTGACTTAGGTAAGGCAGCTAGGAACACTTTAGAGGGTGGCTTTGCCCTTCAAATGGGTGCTTTGGACTTTGGTATGGATGCCATTGGTCGTATCCCTGGTGCTGAGCATATTGATGATGCTTGGGATGCTAAGACTAAGTTTCAAAACCCTCTGTTTCAGAAGATCAGAGAAGCTGCTTCCATCATCCTTCCTAGTATTGGTGTTGGTGTTGCAAGTCGTGGTGCAGGTCTAGCTGTTACTGCTGGTGGTATTGCTCGTGGTCTTGCTGTTCTTGGTGTCAACGTTGCTGGTGATGTTGGAGTCAACATGATCAGTGACCAATCAACTGGTAAGAACCTGACCACGATGGCTAAGGAAGCAATGCCTTGGTTACCTGTTCCTGGCGCTCTGATTGTTCAAGACACGGACTCTCCTGAGATTCGTCGTCATAAGAACATGTATGAGTCAGCTGGATTGAGTGTGGTTGGTGACATCATCGGCTACTCAGTCAGTGCTGGTAAGGGCATTATGTCTTGGTTTAAACCTAAGAACAAAGCTGCTGAAGCATACAAAGCTAGTGAAGCACTGGTGAATGCTGATAGTGCTACATCAATCCGACTCTCTGAACTAGCTAGTCAGTCTGATGAAGCTAAAGCACAAGCTCAGATGCACGCTGATATGCTCCTTCAAGATCCTTTGAATTTGGAGCATAGCGTTAATCTTGATGCTGCTAGCAATGCTGCTAAAGCTTTGGATAATGAATCCGTTGACCTTACCCGTGAGTACATCTCTACAGGTCAAACAAAGCTAACTGAGGATCCTCTAGAATCGTTTGTAGAGCGTCAGCAGACCAGTAGAGACCTACAGATAGATGATATAGGTAAGGAACGCCTTTTAGCCGATCCTGAAGGGGCTGGTGGTGTTGATCCAATGATCACTCCTAGCTTGTTCCCTGAGGGTTCTACTGCTGCATTCAGTCAGACTCCTGGCTATGTCGCTAGGAACATGGCTGATACGACTGCTATTAAGTTTGGTGGGTCTACTGGTACTCCTGCTCCCATTCTCTCTGAAAGGGCTTACTACGACCTTGCTAAAGGTAATGCTAAGTCTAGGGATATCATCTTTGACCTTGCAGAAGCTACCCGTGAAACAGGTGACTTTGATGCGATTGTTGATGGCTTCCGGTACACTAAGGCACAGATGACTGAATCTGCCTGGAAGATCTATCAGGACATCGTTACTGCTGATGGTGTTGAAGATGTTAAGAAGTTGTTTCTTGAGAATCGTGATGTCAAGACCATTCTTGATGGACGCAAGATCAACTATATCAATGACATTCAGGCTGAAGGTATTGCTTATGCAATGCGTGACTTGACTGATAAGTACCTGGGTCGTGTAGTGACTGAAACCTCTGCACGGGCTATGGATACACTTGGTCGTGAGGTAACTGATATTGCTTCTGGATTCAAGGCACTTCCTGAGACTGCTGATTACGATCGTGTCACTGAGATGATTGCTGATCGTATTGGCTTCTTGATGGAGGAGTATTCCCTCAATAAGTACATCGCTGGTTGGGCTCTGAAGAATCAAGACCGATGGGCCAAGATGGTTCAGAAGTCTGCTGATCCTGAAGCATCACTGAAGGACCTTAGTAAACAGTTTGACCTACGTGTACAGGAAGCTCATTTCAAATCACAGAACTATCGCAACATGATTGTTCAAGTAGCTAAGGAACGTCCTGATGCTGCTCAAGCTTTGATTGATGCGTTTGCTCTTACCAAAGGTGATGTTGATACCATTGACAAACTGATGAAGTGGGGAGCTAAGCAAGTTGGTCCTATGGGTCTTTTGAAGGGAGATAGTGATGGCTTGACTGCCTTTGCTCAAGGTGCATGGGCTGTTCGATACAACAACATGTTATCTGGTATCTCAGCTGTTAAAGCTGTGACGGGTAACACGGTTAACCTGATGCTGAAACCAATCAACTCATACCTAGGTACTGGTATTGGTATGTTGATGGGTAAGAACAGTATTGATGATCTTCGTAAAGCCACTCATGTCTACGGTTCTTTCTGGACTGTTAACAAGCGTGCTCTTGCTGATTCCTGGGAGACTTTCAAGGGTCTCTGGAATACAGGTAAGTGGGGAGATGACTTCAAGATGGATCCCAAGCTTCTCGCTAGGGAGGATCTTGTTACTGATGCTGGTCCCAACCTTTGGGATACTCTTGCTCAGATGGAACCTATCTGGGAGAAGGAAGGTAACTGGGGTCGTTTGAATCAATACCGCTTCTCTAAGTTCCTGCATGATCTAGGTAACTGGCGTTGGTTTAAGTACGGTACCAATGCTCTTGTTAGTGCTGACAGCTATGTTCAATCAACCATGGCTCAACAGCTTGCTAGAGCTAAGGCATGGGATGAGGTGTATTCTATTGGCTACAAGGGAAATGAACTTGCAAATCAGCTTAAGCAAGCTGAGAAGATGGCATACGATGAGATGTTTGATTCAGCAGGTAACCTGACAGATCAAGCTGTTAAGTACGCCTCTGGTGAAATTGCACTTAACCTTGATGATGCTACAGCTTCTTGGCTAAGTAACGGTGTTAATAAGCTACCCATCCTAAAGCCGTTCTTCATGTTCCCAAAGACTGGTGTTAATGCAGCCAAGCTGGCTATGTCTTATACACCACTGGCTACGATCCCTGGTACCAGTCGCTATGCAAAGGTACTCTGGGCTGGTGACAATATGGACTTGATCAAGGAAGCACTCCTTGAACATGGGATTGAGTTTAACGCTGTGCCTGATGGTATGGCTATCTTCAAGGGCTTAGAAGCTGAATACCGTGGTCGTCTTGCCTTTGGCAGTCTACTGACCTTTGGTCTGATGGGTCATGCTATGGCAGGCAATATCCGTGGTAACGGACCTGTTAATGCAGGTGAACGTCGTAAGCTCAGGGCTAACTTCAACTGGCAACCTAAGACGATCAACGTTTGTGGTAAGTGGATCTCATATTCTGGTTATG